TAGAGGCCGCTGGTGTCCCTGTAGAGGACGATGTGATGTCACCCAGTACTAGGGTATTCAGCTTCCCTATCGCCTCTCCAGAGGGCGCTGTGACAGCCTCAGAGATGGGTGCTATGGAGCAGTTAGAACTGTGGGAGATATATCAGGACGAATGGTGTGAGCACAAGCCGTCAATGACTTGTTACTACCGTGACAACGAGTTTCTGGAGGTGGGACAGTGGCTGTACAACAAGTTTGACAAGGTGTCAGGGATTAGCTTCCTGCCCTACTCAGACCACACGTACCAGCAAGCACCTTACGAGCCTGTGGACAAAAAGACGTACAACGAGTTAGTCAAGGGCTTCCCCACTGAGATCAAATGGGACATCAGTGAGGAGTCTGATATGACTGAGGGTAGTCAACAGTTGGCCTGTACCGGCAACAACTGTGAACTCTAAGTTACTCCGGTACGCTCTAGTTGGGTTGCTCTTCGGAGCGCCCAACGCCTCTTCTGACACCCTAGTACGCTCTGGTTGCGCTAAGAACTATCCGGGTGTCCAGTGGTCTATCTACGAGGACACAGAAGGTAACAGGTACGTAACCAAAGATCCAAGGGCACGTAAGTGTGGGTTTTCCCGTAAACTCAATCTGTCTCTGGTAAAGGAATCTGGAGACAGGTTTGACCCTGTGGTTATATCTGTGGACTACAAAGATATGCTAGGCCGTGAAGAGCCTTGGGGCATGGTACACCACAGCACAACAAGAGGTACAGCCAAGAGAGTCGGGTGCTGTACTGTGGAGGTGTACGGGGACGGATCTACGGGTGACGGTGTATTTACTCTGGGTGTTGAGGAGATACAGTTTAGGTTTGAGCCAGAACCTGTGTGTCCTACTGAGAGTAACCTAGACTGTCAGGGGTACGAACAGAGGGGGTCTTATCCGTTTATCTACTACGGTGAAGATGATGACCGTGTGGTTACGTGGGAGCTAGGTGTTCTCGTGTACGCCTCTCACACTAAGTACGGTAAAGATACACCGATAGAGTTGATGTACGAGTACCCAGAGGCTTGGGATAGGTGGGAGGACAGGGTTCAGGAGTACAACGGGGTGTACGAGAGGTCTGGTGTACACGTTAGGTACGAGCTAAAGGAGGTTTGGTTAGCACACTACCACACATTAGAAGACGTAGAAAAACAGGCTAATCAACTCCCTGTGGACGTTGTGCTGGCTTACGGAATGTCTTACGCAGATACCTGTGGTGTGGCTTACCCTAATTACCGTTTCAACGAGGGACAGCCACCGTCATCCATGTCTCAGTGTGACGTATACACAGACTTACACGAGATAGGACACTCAGTAGGTTTAGCACACGGGCCTGAGAACCAGAGTAACCAGAAGTCAGGATACATTTTCCCTGAGTTTGGACACGGGTGGAACGATGTGTGCGGCGAGTACGATGACTTGATGTCCTACGGTGTACACGGGGTGTTCCACAGTAACTCTCTGTTGGTGTGTAACGAGGTTGTGAACACGCCTGAGACAGCATCAGCAGGACACAGGCAGATCACTGACACTGCTTACGCTATCAACAGAGTTCGGTACAACGTGTCGCTAGTGAACGACGAGAGTTTTGACACGGGAGGAGTCTTGAGGCCCGTGGCTACACAGGCCCGTAGACTGAGGGAGTTGATCGTGGATTAACTGAAGAACAGGATAGAGTAACCTCTGTCTTCTTTGGCTACGTCCTCTGGCTTGTCTTTCGGGTCATGGGGCGTAGTCATTCCCATTTGTTGCATCTTACGAATCTTTTCCTTTGACTTCTGGCACATACTGTGGTAGTCGTGGGGTGTGTAAGAGACACTGTGCTTATCGTTGTTGTTCTTCGTTTTCATTTATAGATGCTCCTGTTAACATTCCTACTCTACCTACGTTTTTACCCACAGCCATGTAGTCCTGAAGATTGGCAGTCTTCGTAGATCATAGAAGTTTTCTTTACTCATCTTCTTCAGTCTCCTCATAGTTTCTTATTTCATCTATGAGATCAATCAATACCAACCTATCTAACTCCATTCTTTCTAATTCTAGAGGGTCATTGATTTTCTTTATGGCTTTGTTGGTTGCAGACAACAACTCTGCGTAAGATTTTAGAACAACCGCTTTTCCGTGCCTTCTTATTTGTTTAGCAAAAATAGAGCCTAATGCGGCTCCACCAATAGCAGTTGCCGCAACGGGAGATCCTGCCGCTAAACTATAAGTTGCTACAACCGATAAAGCAGTAGCAGACAAAGTAATTCCTGTGTTTTGCTTAATACTATCCAAAAGCCTTGCAGGAACGTTAATGCCCTCTCTGTTTCTTTTGTTTACGAGCCTGTCCATAGCAGTAAGTGTTCTGAATTGCTGGTCTAATAGGTGGTGTACTTCATTTCCTTTCGTGTTGCTTTTAATGTAATCGTTCATCACTCCACGAACCATTTTAGCCGCTAAACCTTGATAGGTTGAAACGTCTGCCTCAAGTGTTTGCCCTGCCGCTTGAACTGCCGTATCAAAACGCTTTCTAGCCGCTAATAACCCCTTTAAGTCTTTTCCTTCTTCAGCTATAATTTTTTGTGCCAAATCCATATATTTTAAAAACTGTCTTTGAGCTTGGTCAGTAGCAAGTTGGTAAACGTCGCTATTCATAAAATCACCCATTGTTTCAGAAAACTCAAGGTTTAATGCTTCCATGTCTACCGGCTTGTTTTGTGCTTTAATGTACTGACTCAGTTTAACTGATTGATTATCTACGTGATCCTGCATAATACTAAAGTTTTTAGTAATAGAACCGTAAGGCTGTATTCCGGGTATCGTTTGAACCGTATCAATAACTGATTCATCAAAATCGTTAGCTAACCACGTTCGTGTTTGTAGTAAACCTACTGGCGGTGCTTTATCTTGAGCCGTTAATGTTTCCGGTTCAAGCATACGAGTAAGTGCTTCTTTTCTGCGAGCTAAATCAGAGGCGACACCTGCTTTCCTAGCTTTCATTTCTCCGGGTAATTTGAAATCTATATCAACTAGATCAGCCCTAGGAGAAAATAAGCCCATTATATCAATCCCAGTACCTAAGTTTTCTTTTATTTGGTTCGCTAACGCCCAGTTATTTTTCTCCCAGTTTTTATAAGAATCGTACCCAGAAGAAATAGACAACATCATTTCTTGTACGTTTGGGTTTTGATAAAATTCAGAGAGTTTTTGTCCAGTAGCTGTTATAGCTTTGTCAAACGCATCTTTGATTGTTTGTGGAATAAGTGGAGTAAAGGCTTCAACAGCCATAGCGCCACCTGTTCTTGCTACTTGTGAAATAGCTGTTCCAAGTGGAGTTAAGGCTTCAACAGCCATAGCGCCACCTGTTCTAGCCGCTTGAGAAATAGCTGTGCCAGCAACGTCAGACACTCCTATTTGACCAGAGCCGGGAACTTCCGGTATCTGCGTAGCGAGCGTGGCTAACCTACGTTTAAACTCAGGCTTAAACTCTGTAGTGGGTTGCATCACACGCTCAACGTAAGAAGGAGGAGGCACAACAGCCTCTTCTTCAGCCGATATTTGCGCTTGATATTGCTGTTGGGCAAACCCTAAAATCTCCTCATCAGTAGCCCCTTCAGGGTGACTGACAGTAACTTCTCCAGCAGGTGTTCTAACTGTAGTTTGTGGCATTTTTTACCCCTACTGCGGTTGTGGAACTATCTCAAAACCTTCGTATTTACGGCCTGTCGTTGGAAGAGGCACTGGATCATAAAAAGCTAAGGCAGATTGTTCGTTTTCGCCTAATTTAGTTGAAAGTGAAGAACGCATCTTGTTGTAACCATTCACTTTACGAGCGGCGGCTTCTTTGTACTCAGTCAAAACCTTCTTAATAGTGTTTTCATCTAAAGTGATGTCACCAGCTACCACCTTTAAGGTGAATTTTAAGTCGTTATCAGAAAGTCCCGTACCAGCACCTAGGTTTTTAATGTATTCTGCCACTCTTTTTGCAGACTCTGCTTGGTATACTTCTGTATTTTCTATTTTTAAATCGTCTACTGGTATTCCAACTGCTTTCATAAACTTTTGAACTTGTAAGTTTACGTTTGCTAAAGTACCTGTAAACATGGTATCAACATCGCCAATAATTCTGTCGATGCTTCTAATTCCTTCAGAAGATTTCATGGCTTGGTCATATAGTTCTGCAAACTGTTTTGCCCCTAATTTAGACAATTCATCTGCCATACCCGCTGTTACATTTCGTATAATCTGTTGATTCGGAGCTTCTGTTAAGTTTAGAGTACTAGGGTCTACTAATTCACCATTTTTAACTATCATTCCTGATTCAGTAACTCTGTAAGTTACTGGAGAACCGTTTTCTAAAAACAACTCAACGTCACCCTTCATTAGCTTTTGGTATTCTTGAAATTCCTGCTTAGACATGTTTTCTAGGTCCAGCGTACCAACAAACTGAGGAGTATACCCCACGTTGAGTAAAAGCCTTCTTCTAGCGTCTTTACTTAAAGCTGGCATCGTTTCCATTTGTCTTTCGGTAAGTCGATCAGCAATATCTTGTACTCTCTCCATAGTACTCGCTGATCTTACTTGCTTTGCTAATTCAGGAAAACCCAGTTGTTCTGCTTGAAGAGCAACATCAGTCTGCAACTTTTGTAAGTTAGCTTTGTTTTGCTCTGTTATCTGCATTGACCTAGCTTGTTCAAGTAACGCCATAGCTTCCTTTGTTTTATCTGGCATAGACATCAGTTGTTGAGCCGCCTGAAACAGTTGAGTAGATGTTGCACCCTCTTGAGTAACAGGTGCATAAATACCAGCCATTTTTTCAGCCTCACGGCCCTCTCTGATCGCCTCGCCACCACGAGTCAACATACCACCAATAGAGCCGCCTAGCTGTCCAAAAGCAGAACCAATCATCTGTCCTGCTGACAAGCCAGCTTGAGGCAATCCTGTGTTTATTCTAAAAGCCATTTCTGTTTCCTCTTAAATCAGCTTGGAGTAATCAACAGTTAAGTAACCGTGGTCACCACGAACTACTGCTTCCGGTATAATCTCTTGAACTTCTTGAGCAATAACACCGTAGGAAGGAGCGTTGTTAGAAAGCTCTTTTCCTTCTTCAGTCCAATCCCAAGTGTACAAATTTATACCGTTGGGTAACTGGCCCTGAAGTTGTACGTTAGTTTTAAGGGCCATGTCTGAAGGAATGAATTTTTTAGCCCAGTTGTAAATATCAGTGAACATACCAGTGTCGCCCATGATGTTAGCCAAACCAGTACCTAGCCCACCGACTAATCCAGTAGCGCCACTGAACAAACCGCTGTACAAGTTGGACAAACCAGCTTGTCTCTGTAGTTCTGCCTCAAGGTTAGCAATGTCAGTTTCCATTGCGTACTGACCGCTCTGCCTACGTGCAACGTCAGCCAAGCTAGCCACGTTGAGTGCAGGAGAGAACGCAGAGAGCATAGCCGCCTGTGGAAGATAAGCGCCCTGAAGTGCACCTAAGCCAATCCCTTGTTGTGCCTCTTCTAACCCAAGACCTCCTGCCATCAAGCCCATGCCGCCTTGGAGTGCTTGCATAGCCCTAGCTTGTTGTGCGGTATCTAGAGCTTGTCTCTGTGTAGCTAGGCCAGAACCTAGCCCTGCAAACTGAGCGCCTAGAGCCGCCTGTTGCTGTTGTTCTGCTTGTGCTTGAGATATAGCGGCAAGAGCGGCCCTGTTCTGAGCTTCTTCTTGTGCTTGTGCCATCGCTAGTTGCTCTGGTGTACCACCAAACATTGATGTACGTACACCACCTCTTCCTTGAGCAAACAAACGCTCTTCTAAAGCAAGTCTCTGTCTCTCCTCTTCACCAAGCTGTGTAGCCCTAATTCTGTCGTACACCTCTTGTTCTCTAGCACCCATAGGCATACCAGCTTGACCCATGAACTGCCCACCTAAGCCAAACGCCTGTTGTGCCGCCTGTTGTTGACCAGCGAGGCCAAACGGAGATACGCCTAACTGCTGTTGACCTACGCCTAACAACTGTTGACCGGCGGCTCCCAGTTGTCCAGCACCAGCCGCAGGAGTGCCAAACCTAGAGAGTGCCTGAGATTCTAGAGCACTCTGTATAGCCGCAGAAGTAGGATCTAATGTGTACTGAGTTCCCCCCGCTTTCGTGGCTTGGATTTTGCCGGTAGGTCCACTAACCGTAAAAGGTTTAAATGAAACGTCAGGAGCCGCAATATCAGTTATTTCCTTTGTATACAGATTCTTTATGTTTTCAGGCATATTGCTGTACAGAGAAGAGGCAACATCCCCAATTATGTTCCCTAGAAATCCGAGTGCCATTAGTAAGTACCTCCATCAATCGTACCTGTAGACAGAGTTCCCGTAAAGTTCAAAGCGGGTATTGTCACAGTCCCTGTAAACGTCGGTGACGCTATGTTTGCTTTAGTGGCTGATGCCACAGCAATAGCATCAAACTCCGTATCAAACTCGCTACCACGGATAATCTTGTTGGTATCGCCAGCAGGCAACGTATCCTTAGCAGTAAAGTTTGTTGTCTTAGTATAGTTGCTCATATTGTTTTACCTATTAATGCTAGTACGTTAATCTCCTGAATTGAAAGCTGAGAGCCGTCTATGTCAGCCTCTAGCCCAATCGTAACAACACTACCACTACCCGTAGTGTTAACAGTAGGTTTAGTAGTTAAGATACCACCAGTAAATGTACCTACTGTGTACTCTGATACACCGTAGTACGCTGGTACTTGGTTACCTACGTTAATCTCGTAGTTCTTGTAGTTTGTTTTAAAATCGTAAGCCCACTTAACAAAGATTGTTTCTTCGTTTGCACCAATCAAGGTTGGTCTGATCTTCTTGAGAAACTTAGTTTTACTAGAATCTCCAAACGTCAACGCAGGACTAAAGTATCTAAACTGGTACACAGACGTGTTGTCTAAGTAGCCAGAATAAGTTCCTACGCCATCTGTTGTTCCTATGTACAACGTACCGTCAGTGTGTCGCATAAATGATCTATGCGGTACAGATGTCCATCTTGTTACCCTGTACGATCCGTTTTCTAATTTACCTTTCAGATCAAAACAGTAAATAGTGGACTGATCTGGAAAACAAATCAGGTAAAACGATTGCTCTGGACTGTACGCAGAGGCCGTAGGTAAAGAACGGTTTTGTATTACCTCAATGATTTCTGTTTTTACGTTTAAGCTCAAGTCAGATATAGGTAGTGACTTTTCTTGTATAGTCCTACCCAAACTTCGCAAACCAGAGTTAGACATAAACAAAATGTCTGTACCAATGTTCTGAATAGAGTTTCTACAGATGCACCCAACACCAGACACTGTGTCTACAAGAGCCATATTAGCTGGACTTGTTGCACCGCCGTAAACAAGGATGCTGTGCTTACCAAATATAACTAGCGTGTTGTTGTGTGCCGCTAAAGCCCTAACCTCGTCGTAACCATCAGGCCACGCTTTAGATACATCTATAGAACCACTACTACCACCAGTAAAATCATTACCTATTAACAAGTCAGACCAGTATATAGTCTGTGTATCTGTTGCGTTGTCTACAACCCACAAACGTCCGTATGCTGACAGAGCCTCGTGACACTTTAGAGTAGCGGCTGTGGCTGTACCGTTAGCTACAGTAAACGTGCGTAATCCGTTAGCGTTGTCGTACACCAGAGGATCGTACCCACGTTGAAAGAAGTACGCTTTGTCGTTGAAGTTTACAATCTTCCAGTTGTTTGCTGTAATCGTGTAAGATGCAGGCGTTACGTCAGTCAACGTAGTTGTGCCTGTCATTATCTTGTTGTTACCAGCAGTAAAGATTACCTCGTTACCAGCGTCATCGTAAAAGTGATGAATCTTGTGTACGTAATCTGTACCTAGTTCTGTCTTGTCTGTTGTTAAAACTTCAATACCTTTACGTGCCGCCAAACGACCACGCTTGTCAATTACAGCGTTATCAGCTACATCAGCGTAAGACGGATCCTGCGCTATCGGGGAGTCTTCTGTGTTGACCCCTTTAAAACCAGGAGCAACTAGGTTAATGCTTTGTAGTGGCTGTGCCATCTAACGTCTCCTACGGTGTAAACCAAATAGTTTCTTCAGGGTGCTTCTGTGCGTCCAGAGCAATAGCGTCAGACAGGTACTTGTCAGCAATAGCAAAGTACTCTGGTGTTGACGTACCGCCTGTCTCCCCACGTTCACGAGCTAACAGAGCTACCGCCATGTGAATTACAGGCTGACTAGGAATAGCCAACGTGTCAGAGTCAGAACTCAAGGCTACGTTCCTGATGACGCTCTTGACCTTCAGAGAGTAAACACCGTCAGGCTTAGGGTACACATCAATCTGTGCGTCACCAGAGCCGTCGATGCCACTAAACGTGTAGTACTGTGGTGCACCAGAGGCAGGAGTGTTTACAAAGAACTTATCGTCAAACCATTCTTGAGGTCTGTACTCCATCACAATGTTAGACGTATCGTTGATAATGTTTAATATCTTACCTTGGTCTTGGTAGCCAGTAAGCGAGTACGTGTAGTCATCAGCCGCCGTAGTGATCGTAAGGGTAGACCTAAGATTAGACCAATCCCAAGCGTTTTCTACAATTTGCTTTGCATCGTTAACAAAATCACCGACCATCGTGCTGTACGTGTCGTTAGTGACGGTTGTTACTGTGTCTTCTCTGAGCCGTCTCAGTACGTTGTTTACTATGTCTAAATACGTCATTCTATATTTCCTGTAAACATACCTTGTGAAAGGCGAGCTATCATTTCGTTAAGTTCTCTGTTGTAATCTTTTTGAGGCATTGAAATAGTTGGTATCTCAGGTTTTGCATAAGGAATAGTCATGCTGTAGCCTTCAGGGGCTGATGGTAGTTGAGGTTGTTGAATTGATAAACCAAACATTCCTCCGTTTCCACCAAAGCCAAAACCGTCTCCTCCTGGTCCTTCACCTGTTCCATCATCGCCTACACCTTCTTCTCCATCACCTTCTTTTCCAGTTCCCTTGGTGCCTTCTCCTGTACCGCCTTCACCTTCAGTACCTGTCCCTCCAGTGCCACCGCCAGTAGTTCCTGTTCCTGTGGTTCCGCTTTCGTCACCAGTTCCTGTTTCTTCTGCCCCGCTCTTGTCGTCTGTACCTGTAGTACCTGTAGTACCTGTAGTACCTGTGGTTCCTGTAGTACCTGTAGTACCTGTGGTTCCTGTAGTACCAGTAGTACCTGTAGTTCCTGTAGTACCAGTAGTACCTGTAGTACCTGTGGTTCCAGTGGTTCCTGTAGTACCTGTGGTTCCAGTAGTACCTGTAGTACCTGTGGTTCCAGTAGTACCAGTAGTACCTGTAGTACCTGTGGTTCCTGTAGTACCTGTAGTACCTGTAGTTCCAGTGGTTCCTGTGGTTCCTGTGGTTCCAGTGGTTCCTGTAGTACCTGTGGTTCCAGTGGTTCCTGTGGTTCCTGTGGTTCCTGTGGTTCCAGTGGTTCCTGTTACGCCGTATCGCCCTGTACCAGTGTCACCAGTGCCAGTGTCAATACCAGTGTCAATTCCAGTTCCAGCACCAGTGCCAGCAGTAGCGCCTGTGTCTATTCCTGTAGCTCCAGTACCAGCAAGACCTTGAATGCCTGTAAGAAGACCAGTAATTGCTTGGTTGTATTGTGTTGTAGTGCCGCCACCGCCTAAATCTAAAGACACAGTGCCATCAGAATCTACTGCTGTAATGCCTGAATCCGCTGTGTCGCCAAGACCTGCTTGACCTTCTGCTTCTACTGCTGCACTTGCAGCGTTAGCCGCAGAAGAAGCGGCTTGAGCAGTTTCTGCTGACATAGCTCCAGAAGCAACGGCAGCACTAACTAATTCAGCAACTTCAGATGCTGTCATAGCGTTACTAGATACTGCTGCTGTAGCTGCTTCTGCAGCACTAGCAGAACTAGTGGATGATGTAATAGCTGCGGCGGCTGAAGTAGAAGCAGTAGAAGCCGTAGCGCCACCGCCTCCAGTATCAGATACGTCTTGTTTAGTAACTTGTTCTTTTATAACTTCTTCTGTTGTTTTATCAACTTTTGTAAAATCTACTTGAACAGCAGAAGAAGCGTTAGACCCTGCCTCCAAAGTAAGCCAATCATTAATACCTGAAGGATCTTCTAAAGTAGCTTCTCCAGTAAAAGGATTTACGCCAGTAAAAACGTTTCCTCCAGTAAGTATTCCTTTATCTGATAAATAACCTTCAATGGCTCCTTCTGTTGCTCCTTCGCTAACAAGACCACCTAACGCTTCAAAATCATCTTCACCAATAAATTTAATTCTAGTACCACCAGTTTCGTCACTATCAATAATGTAGTGATTTCCGTTTCCGTCTGTACCTAACGTGTACTTTTGAGATTTATCAGCAACAACGCCGTTACCGTAATCAACAAAATTTACTTCTTGAAAGTTTTGAGCGTTTCTTTGTGTTATGTAGTCTAAAACTGCTTTGTTATCAGAAGTAATATTTCCTTCTAAATACAACTCCCCTGTTTCTGAATCTACTCTAACGTCAAATCCAGCTTGTTGAAGTTGATCAACTACTTGAGAATCGCTCCAATTATCCATTTGAGAAAGATAATCTGGGTTTGTAAAATCAAACGCTATACCACCGCTAGTCGGAAGCTCAAAGCTGACATCGCCATACACGTTTGGATTTGCAACAACTTCCTGTAAATCTGCAGACGTTATTTGACCATCACCGTTTGTATCTATGTCGTAACTGTACGAATTACCAGATTTAATATTTATGTAACCAGATCCAGTGTCAACAAACCCGTTGCCTGCATCCTGACCAACAATGCCTTGATCATTAATTACAGTGCCTGTTTCTAAGAGGTAGTTACCGTTGCCTAAATCCTGGCCTACCTTTTTAGCTTCAACAGTTACCTCTTGCAATACGTCAGATTCAGAAGCTCCGAGACTAGCAGTTAGTGTGTTAAAGGCTTCTTTACCACCTGCTATTAAAGCCGCAAGTCCTGCTTGTCCTAAGTCTACTTCTCCCGTAGTAACAAGCTGGGTAAGCATGGATATACCACCAGCTTTAATAGCCGCAGAGCCAATGTCCCCTGTTTGCTCTATCACTTCGTTGAACGTGTCCGTAATGTTTGACACTTGCTCATTAATGCCTGATAGCGCGTCAGAGTTTTTAATAACTTCACCTAATTTATCGCCGCCATAAGAAATAGCCGCAGATATAAGCGCCTGTTTAAAGTCTACTTCGCCTGTAGTTGCGTATTGAGAAGCTATGCTTATGATGGCAGATGAAGCCGCTTTAGCGCCTGTCGCCCCTAACGTAGCAGTTAATGAGTTTGTTAATGCTGGGCCTGCGATAAGGGCTAAGCCAGTAGCCGCACCAATTTTAACGTAGTCTCTAAAACCAGCCTTCGGGACGTCGTAGACCTTTGTATAACCAGAGCCGTTCCAGACGTAACCGTTGCCATCATCGTCGTAATATTTGCCCTGTATCCCATATTTGTTTAATAAGCCCTGATAGGCTTCGTTTCCTAAGTCATCACCGTAGGCTTTGTCACCAAGCCACTCGCCTTGTTCAGACCAAAACTCTTCGTCTGTAGGGCGAATACCGTTGGTAAGCTCACCCGACTCAATCAAAGACTGCCGCTCAGTAATGTAAGACCAGTATGTATTCCAATCCATGTTTGGATGAGCAGCTTTAAACTGGTTCATCTCATCAGAGTCCCACTGCTCTTTTATCTGTGACTCTGTAAGGTATAAACCTTTAAGATTTTCTTTGTCTCCAACCATTCGGGTCATTGAGTAATACCCACTGTCCCCGTAGTCATTCATTCTTTCAGGATTGTCTTGAGTTGCGTTAGCTGATTCTTGACTACCCTGATAAAAGTAAACGCGCTCTCCTTCCTCGTTATACATGACGCCGTTTTCATCAACATTGTACGGCAAATCTTCTTGGGTAAATTCACTACCAGAAAAAAAGTCGGATTCTGGATCTGCACCAGCGGCTTCAATTTGAGAATCAATCCAGTTACGCCAGTAATCATATTTCTCTTTTTGAGTCATATCATCTAACAACGGATTGTCTAAACCAGTAGCGTCAGCAGTAGTGTCTTCTAGTATGTCTAGTTCTTGACTTTCTGCGTACCCCTGAGCCTCTGTAGAGTTAGCAATGTTCCATTCAATAGACTCTAAAGATTCTCCAGAGTTCATCCAGTAGTAAAGACCAGCTTGCTCTGGATCACGGCCTAGATACTTTTGGTAAAGCTCAGTAATCTGTTGCTTTGTAGCCATAGGTTACTTACCGCCCTTCATCTGCATCAGCTTGTCAGCACCACGTATGCCAAAGCTGGCAGTCACGGCTACGTAAAGCAAGTACTGGTAGTAATCAGGTAGCTTGTCTAGCTCAACAAAAGCCATACCTACCCTCTGCATAATACTCAAGTCATCCATAGCAACTCCGTAACACA